GGGAAGAAGGCCGCTTCCGCTGGCTTCCTCGCCAACCAGCAGGCCGCCACCTCGGCTCAGACCGAAAAGGGGGTGGCCGGTGCCTGACAGCGTCGACATCGCTGGTTTCGCTGTGCCCGTCGCGGACACGAAGCCCGCCGGAGGACCTCTCGTCAGCGTCGGCACGCAGACGAGACCTGTGCCGGATGCGCCCAAGGAGCGGGTCATCATCGTGGCGCCCTCTGCCACCGGCAAGACTGACCTCAAGCAGAACCTCGGCCCGAAGGCCGTGGATCTCGATGACGCTGCCGTTGGCAGCGCCACTGGATCCGCGGCCGCGCTCGCGGAGTACGCCGGGGAAGCGGCGGTCGCGCTGGCCTACGACCCGGCCGTCGCGCTGCTCCTCGCCTCGGCCAAGCCGTGGCGGCACGCGCGCAAGATCCTCATCGTCGCGCCGCCGGCGGAGGTGAGCGAGCGCAACTCGCGCAGGGGGACGCGGGTTTCGGTCGACGAGGCGGAGGACTGGGCCCTGAAGGCCGCGAGGGACCTCGCCAGCTGGGAGCAGGTCCAGCTCGCCGCCGGCTCGTACCTCTCGGACATCGCGAGCCAGCTCGGCGTCCCGATGCCCGCGAAGCTGAAGAAGGCTGAGGACGACAAGGAGGCCGGACAGAACGCCAAACCGGCTCTGCCCATCGGACCGCCCTCGAAGATGCGGACGGACGACAGCGGGGGCGACTGGGAGGACTGATGACCATCAACCCGGAGGAGCTGTTCGTGCCGGAGAAGCACGCACACCTCCATGCTCCGTATAGGCAGTCGCCCTACCTGGTGTGGAAGGGCCTGCCCATGGACGCCGGGCGGTACGCCGACTGGGTGGAGGAGATGAGGCCGCAGCTACTCAAGCTGCCAATCGATGAACCTGATGAGTCAGGCTCCTACACTCGGTCGGCGATTACTGCCGACGTGCACAAGCTCGGGTCGCTGATGTCCCACCCCGGTGTGCCGGAGGGCCAGCCGGTGCGGGACTCGTGGAAGAACTTCCCGGGCAGGCAGATGGACAAGTACGACGAATGGGCGCTGCGCACCATCTGCCGTGTGGCTTTCAAGCCGCTGATCAGCCCAGTGAGCATGTCCGTCAATATTCACAGCTCGACGGGCGCGCCACTCGCGTCAAAGGTGCTGGAGGATAAAGAGCGGGTCATCCAGCAGTGGGTCGGTCGGGGCGAGGAGATCCTGGCGAAAACGGTCGATGGCAGGTTTAAGGAGCTGATCCTCTCGAACTCCATAGCCTACGTGTACAGAACCGGCCGCCGCTACCAAGCGCACAAGATCGTCTTCGAGAACGGTGAATGGCGCGTTAAGGAGAGGTACGCGGCAAACAGGGACGGATCCAGGCAGCTGATCGACTTCAGCAGGCCCGAGCCGTTCAAGGACCGAGCGCCGTGGTGGAAGCCCTGTAGACCGCGAGGCGTGGAGGGCCAGTCGACTGGAATGTTCGGCACGCGCATCATCGAGCGCGAAATGCGCGGTGGCCTGGACACGGACGCGGCGTTCACGTACAAGCACGAGGGACCAGCCGCCATGCAGGCTAAGGTCGCCATGTTCACCGCCGCACTCTTCTTCGACGTGAAGGAGATGGATAAAGGCATCTTACCAGCCCAGTTCGCAATTATGCTGGAGGAGCTAAGCGCGGCGTTCGGACCGGCTAAAGCCGCCTACATGGCGCTCTGTCTGTTCTGCGGTATCGTGGGCTACCCGGATCGCTGGGGCGAGAAAGATGCGTACGTGATGGGCAACCCCCTCGAGGCTTGGGCCAACCCGATCTTCCTGGGGCTGCCTTCGGGCATCGGCGGCACCTCGGTTATGGGTAAACTGTTCGTGTCTTCGACAGCGCTCGGCGGTCTGGCTCGGGCAGGCGAAATCAAAATGACGGAGGAGGCCGCAAGATCGTGGCTCAGAGGCGCCCACCCGCACTGGGGCCTGCTGAACTCCGGTGACAACTGCTGTATCATGGGTCCGTCCCTTAAGGACATCAGGCAGGTGGCGGCCCAGACGGGCTGGGGAGCGTTCGACGAGTCGGACTCCTTCCTCGGCTACATCCTCTACAATGATGGGCTTACGCGGAGGTTCATACCGAACATCCCCTCGTTCATCAACAACACGGCCATGCCTGGTCGCTCGCGAGACGACGACCAGTCTACTGACCCCATCCTCGGATTCCCGTTCAAGTTCGCTCACTACAGTTCGTGCGTGCAGGAGTCCTTTGACTCGTTCTGGAGGATCCTAAACGGCGCCACGATCAAGGTGCTAGGCATGGAGCTCCCAACCCAGCCCTCCAAAGAGATGCTGGCGATGGGGATCGCACCCAGCCTAGTGAACTACCACACAAGTCGCTTCATCCAGAAGCCTGAGCGCATCCACTACGAGATGGAGCCGGAGGACGTCTACAAGCCGATTCGCGAC